GGCTTCGGGTCAACGACTAAGCCTGACACGACAGTAAAAACTGTTGGCTCAGGAACTCTGGCTAAATACCTCAACCAAGAAGATGCAGAGCAGTTTGTCGTTTCTCAGGGCATGTCCCGAGAAGATCCGAACTTCGGGAAAGTTGTCGCGCAGTTCGTTGCTCCGAATGATGAACTTATTGGCAAGGCCATTACAGACGGTGGCGTTTATCTTGAAGCAGTTCCCCTCGTTAAGTCTGGCAGGACGATCAACATCCAGCTGACACCTTCTAAGACTGCCGCAATGCCATACTTCACGAGTTATGTAGAGAAGAGGTTGCCGCTGATTGCTAAGGCTACTAGTACCTACAATACAACTGCTCGTGAAGTCCTGCCGAGGGTTGATGAGGCGATGGAGCTATTGAAGTCCGGTAAGGTTGAAACCGGAAGGTTGAATCAGGCTCTGCTGCCATTCAAGCAGGTATTCAATCAGGCTTTTGGAACGACAGATCCAGCGATCATAGCTATGGAGACTTTGGAAGCCACATCGAACGCCCTTGCCCCGAAAATGCGACCTGAGGGTGCTGGTTCAACCTCCGATATGGAATTCAAAGCTTACAAACAGGCAGCTTTGTACCTCGGGAACACCCCGGAAGCCAACTACATCTCTCTTTATGCGTTCAAGAAAATGTCGGAGAATGCTGTCACCCTTAACCAGAAAGAGCAGGAGCTTCTCACCTCTGGTGATTACAGCAACATGCAGCAGGTCAATGCAGCGCTGAATAAATTCGACAGAGGCATTTTTGAGAAATACACAGGCGACAAAAACGACAACGAAGCAATTCAAGAGTGGTTTAATTCTTTGCCTGATGGCGCTGTCGCCATAAACAACGGCATTTTCAACAACAACTCTCCGTACATCATTAAAGGTTGGGGGCAGTAATGGCTATTGATCTCCCTGCGGGTTCTGCTGGTGTCGGTGGCGCAACGACCGCTGCCCCTCCGCCGCAAGCTCCAGAAGAAGAGAAAAGTTTTCTGGAGAAGGCTGCTGATATCCCTGAAGCTCTGTACCGTGCCGCGACTGGAGAAGGTGCGGAAGTAGAGTTCCCTGATATCCCAGAAGCCACAGAAATTGAAGATATCGGGTTCTTCGATTCTCTTATTCCGAACCTTAAGATCATGATGGCGCGGGATGACGCTTCGAAGGCTGAGATAATCAAAAGTTCGTTCAAAGACGACGAGCGTTTCGGTGGAACTTATTCTGACAAGTACGGCAACCCAATGGTTGTCTGGAACGATCAGGCATATTACATAAACAAGCCCGGATTTAGCGGTCAGGACCTAGGAACATTCATCGGCGAGATTGTTAAGTACTCTCCAGCGACAAAGTTCGTTTCCGGTGCCAAAACTATCCCAGGGATTGTCGGTCGAGGGGCAGCAACCTATCCGGGGACGGAATTGGCTTCAGAGGCTCTTGAAGCCCAGATGGCTCCAGAGGCTGCTCGTGCCAAGGGAAAGACTGCAGAAGACATTGCAGGAAGCACAGCCCTCGCAACAGGCCTCGGTATTGGCGCTGATGTCATTGTCCCCGGCGTATTGAAGCCCGGAGTGCGTTTAACTCGTCTTGGCCTGCAGAAATCTGTTGAGTCGTCTTTGCCAGCTTTGCCAGAGGCTTTCCGGCCAGTCGCTGAGAAGGTCGCAACATCGTTGAAGCCAAAGACTGTCACGGAATCAGTCTATCCTTTGACTGCTGGTCAGCGAGAAGCCAAGCCTCCTGTGCGTGGTGAAGGTGAGCGAGTAACTCCGCAGCTCGAAAAAGAAGATGTGATCCGCCGTGCACCGTCAACGGACGAGGCAGCATCTTCTATTGTTCGCGGATTTGACGAGCGCCAACTTGACATGATCCGTGCAGACGCGCAGGCTCTCAAAGATACGTATGGCTCTGGCATGCCTGCTCTCACTGGAGCGGAGGATGTGCCGGGGGCTGTTGCTGAACAGATTCAAGCTATTGGCAGCCGTGCTGCTCGCGACCTTAAAAAAGAAGCTGGCGAAGGCTACAAGCTCGTTCGTGAGGCTGAGTTGCCTCCTGTTTTCGATAAAGGCTACCTAATCGAAACTGGTGAGAATGCAATCAACGCAGTTTTCAGGAAAATGGGCATAACTCAGCGCGAGTTGGCCGACATGCCTATTCTGAGGCGAGAGATTAATTATCTGCGCAATCAGAAAAAGGTTCTGGAGAATCCAGAAACTAAACAGCCGACCCTTGCTATCATTCATGGCTATCAAAAGTCTTTGAACCGTGCCTTGCGTTCAGCAGAGCAAGGTTCCCCAGAACAGCTTGCTCTCTCAGAGATCAAAGGTGTCATAGACGACGCAGTAAATAACGGGATTGAACGCGGCTTCATCTATGGAGATGAAGCGATCCTTGAGCAGCTCAAAAAGTCAACTGACCTCTATCGTCAGTATATTGGCTTGAGCGGGAAAGGTGCTGGCCGAGACTCGCAGGAGCGTGCGGCGAACAAAATCCTAGAGATGATCACCAATCCGAACTACACCCCGGTTCAGATCGCGCGTGCAATCCTAGGTCATTCAAAGTTCAACCCGAATCAGTCAATGACCCTTGTCATCGATCGGCTGAAGCAGAACCTTCCAGACGAAGATGTCGATGTTGTAATGTCTCTGATCAAAGACGGCATCCTCGAGAAAGCATTCTCAGGAGCTGGCAAGTCTGGTGTTACGCGGACGAACATCGTCAACAACTTTGAAGATGTTTTCGTGAAGCAGAAAGCCATCATTGAAAAACTCTTCACACCTGATGAGATTTCTAGAATTCGTTCTTTCCGCGACAATGTCCTGCCGACCCTTTGGGCTGAGATCAAACTCAACCCCTCCGGCAGTGGCTACACAATCCTTTCCGGGCTAGCTCGCTCAAACCTTCTGAACTATACGCGCATGGTGCCGATTGTCGGTGGTGGCATCGCTGAAGGTGCTGAGAGGGTTGCGCAGACAAGCAGAGCTATGGACGCTGTCCGTCAATACATTGACAAATCTTCAATGCCTTTGTTTACTGCCCCGATTGCAGCTGCTGTCCGGCCGGAGGTTGAAGCAGAAGTTGAAGACACATCGGCTGTGTTGCCTTTGATTGATAGTCTGTCGCCTGAAGCAAGGCAGAAGATCATCAACATCAACCAGTGATTTTGTCTCTGAGGTCTGACCAGTCCTGCTTCGTCATGTTGCCCTTTTTGCTCCATGCCATGCAGCTCATAAAGTCTTTCATTGACGGACGGTCGTAAATACGTTTGGCGTCCTTCCCGTCAATCAGGCCAACGAAGTCTCTGCCAACACGGAAAAGCACCCAGCACCTGCCCTTGTGCTCGTCGTACTCTTTTAGCCAGATAGATTGATTCAGTTTTAATCCGAGGCTGACGCGACCCTTTGGCCAAGCTGGCATATACTTCAATTCAATCCAGCCACTCTTGCCCTCCCGGACATAGTGAATGTCCGGCATTCCTTTCATGACGCGATTCTCAACACGATACATCTTCATGCCCAGAGAGTTGCGAACAAGCGTCCAGAAGTTTTTCTCGCTCATCATTCCTCCGATATAAAAATTGACATTGGGTCCTTGGTGATTGTGTCTGCTAGGCTTTTCTTCTGCCGCAGAGCATTGATTATCTTTGTGTCTATCGTCTTGGGGCTTTCAAAGTCGATATATGTGACGTTGTTTTTGGTGCCGATGCGGTGGCAGCGATCCTCTGACTGAAGCCTAGTCTCAAGATCAAAGCTGTTGCTGTAATATATTGCACACTCCGCTGCAGTCAGAGTTAGCCCGATTCCACCCGACTGTGGCTGACCTATGAAATATCTTACGGACGGATCGTTCTGGAAACGGTCTACGGCCATCGCTCGATCATCATTAGCAACCTCGCCGTAGTAGGCGACCGCCTTGTCCCCTAACAGTGCTTGTATGGCCTTTATATCGCGTTTAAATCGTGCCCATATTATGACCTTGCACTCGATGTCCTGCAGGACATCTTCCAAGGCTGCCAATCTTGGGTTTTTATCGTCAACCGCAACAGGCTCTCCTTCCTCTGTCGGGAACCATCCGCACACAATCTGTTGCAGCCTCAAGAGCCTCGTTATTGTTTCCGGAGCTGATAGGTGGTTCTCTCCCAGCTCAACAACAAAGTCGTCTCTGAGCTGGTTGTAGAGCTTGCGCTGTTTTTTGGAAAGCTCAACTGTGTGGCGCTGATAAATCTTATCGGGCAGGTCGAGGCAATCTTTCTTCAGGACTCTGAATGAGTGACCTTCTATGCTGTGTGTCAGCTCATCAACATTCTGATACGAAACGATCTGCCGATTCTCAAACCCACCCATGACGCAATATCGCGCTCTGAAGGAATAGAAGCTGTCATAGCCAAGTATGTTTTTGTCAAGGAATCTGAATTGGCTGTAAACGTCTTCTGGCCCTTTGGTCACAGGTGTGCCAGTCATGATCCTTTTGTATTTTGCCTCTTTGCCGAACTTGTGGATTGTCTTGGTGCGCTTTGCACCCGGAGTCTTTATGCGGGAGCTTTCATCGACGACGAGCATCGCTTGATTGCTGGCCAGTATACTTTCCATGAAGCTGACTGCTGTCTTGCTGACGAATGCCTCAACATTGAATGCAAAGACCCTCAAGCAGTCCTCAGCCATCATGACTTCTTTGAAACGATCTTTGTGCTTCGCAGTCATCCCAGAGTAATAATAAACAGCCTCGTGCTTGCACCAGTCCGGCATGTGAGTCGGTATTTCTCTGCTGAGCCAGTTGCGGTGCACTCCGTTGGGAGCAATGACGACGAGTGCAGTTATCTTGCCCTGTGCGTAGAGATATGCGGCATTGTCAATGATGACCTTTGTCTTGCCTGTTCCCTGCTCCATCAGCAAAGCGAACGCGGACTTGTCGCGACTCAGATAGAATGCTTTGCGCTGATGATCATATGGCTGGGTCTTGAAAAGGAAATCTCCCAGATCCTCAACACTGTCGCTCTTCACCGACCTGACCTGATCAGCCTCCTTCAGAGACTGTATGTATTCATCAAGGACATGCTGTGCGTCCTCATCCCACTCAGCATCAGGCCAAAACTTATGCAGGTGATTTATGTTTGCACCAGTCGGCGCGAAAAGCATATCCCTGCCGACCCACTTTTTGAAACCGGGGAGGGACGACAGGGCTTGAATGGAGTTACCGTCTAGCTTGGTGCTCGCTAGACAGTAACCCCTCTGCGCTAGTTTTATGCGCACGCTTTCTCCTCTGTCTCGATCTTGGCTGGCCGGTTGATGACTGTCTGCATCTCGCCTTTGTACTCCTCGTGCTTCTTGACGGTTGCGACCATGGAGATCTTGAACGAGCCCTCGCCAAGAAACTTCCCGATGTACTTGATGGTGTTGTTGTTGTTGTCGCGGATCAGGTAGAGGTAGCTCGTACCCCACTGACCGTCGAAGCTCGTGATGTAGCGAGCAGTGCCCTCGATCTGAATGCGCTCGCCGATCTCTCCGACGAACTTGGACTGCGCCTTGGCATCTTCGATAGCCTGTGCGCGGTCGGCACGATGCTTGCGCAGGTCAGCGAGACGCTTGTCGTCATCATCACTGGCTCGCTCAAACTCGCAAATGGTCTTGTCTGGGTTCGGCCAGCTGGCACCAATGGAGTCGTCATGACGACGCTTCATCCGATACATCCGCTTGACGCCAAGCTCATCGAACAAAAAGCCCCAAACTGCGAAACGAGTCTTGCGACCCCAACCCTGCATTTTCATCATGCCGTCTTGAGTTTCCCACTCGCCCTTGACGACTGCCTCAAGGATGATCAGGAACTCGCCCTCGGCAACCTCGATCGAGTCGCCCCAGCTCTTGCAGGGGCCAGTGTGGACGCAGTCGCTGAAGTGGACTTTCTTGAAGTAGTCGGCTTGCTTGGTGGAAGAGAAATAGCCGCCGCGATTCACGAGTCCCTTAAAGCTCATGAAGAGTTCTTTGTCGTGGCTGTTGAATTCGATGGTCATGGTGTTTTCCTTTCTCAGTTGTCTCTCAACACAGCTATTATCTCTCCTCTGGGGACAGAAGGCAACAACTAATTTTGAGGAAAGCTATTTTGTTTCTGTTGTTTTTCAAAGACTTCGTACGACCTAAGCATTTTTCTTATCATAGAGCTGACAGGACGATCGTCTTCTCTGGCTAATGCACGTATTCTTTCAGCAGTCTCAACATCAACAGAGAGGCTTGTGTCTTTGCGCTCAGTCATCTCTCTTGATCCTTCCGGAGGACTGTTTCACGTTTTGGATGATCTCGCCATTGACCTTGATGTCGTATCTCGGGTCTTCCTCTACAGTCCTCCCGACTACAACTCCTGGGCTGTCGTCCAGCTTCACCTTTGTCATTAGATCAAACATTTTTCTTAATCTCATTTATGATAATCCTTGCTCTTTGACAATCTTTGCTAATCTTGTTCCATCCACCAATTTCAGGACACCCAACCAATGCAATTCCCTCTAGGTCTGAAACAAGATCCTCGAGGCACAGAAGGATTCTCTTCATGTCTTTCTCCATATCAATAAACCTTGTGCTGCTTGATTTGCCACTTCTCGATCACAGGGTGGCCATACTCATCTTCATCGACTACGACATAGGCGACAGTCTTCAGGATCCCGGCGTAGCGGTAGGTGCCGTCGGACATGAAGATGATGCAGGGGTGACCCTCGGCCCAATCAGGCTCGACCTCGGAGCGGTCAGCATACTCGAAGAATGCGTCAGTTTCTTTGTGTCGGAAACGACCGAGGACACGGATGTCGTAGTTTGGTGCATGCGCCATTATTTCGCTCCTGCTGCTAGTGGGAGGATGAGCCAGTCGTCCTGCGACTTGGGATCGAACTTGGGGTTCTCTACTTCAAACACCGCATGAACGAGCTTGCGGATGTGCTTGGAAGATTCTGCAGCGATCCACTCTTGGTGCTGATTGTCGATTGTCGTCATGTCGCGAGTGTCAACGACAAGCACATGGCGGGTGATCTGGACGATGTAAACCTTACCAGCCTCGAGAGTCGGGAGGAACTTGCGCATCTGAGTGCGCTTCTCAAGATGCTTCCATTCGCCCTTAACACCGAGCTTGTTGCATGCATCCTTGATGTTACCGTTGCTGACACCTTTGGCGTGGCGCTTGCCGCGAATCTTACGGAGCAGCTGGTAGGCTTCCTCGTAGCTCTTGCCGCAAACAGTCGCGACGGAATATGGGCCGCACCATGTGATGCGCTTGTTGCCGATCCAGTCAGTGATCTCGCGGCCAGTGGGGGTGAACTTTTCCATGATGTTTTCCTTTCTCAGTTGGGTTGGGGTGCTGGGGGTGTGATTATGCGTTGCGCAGCTTTTTGAGTTCGGCCTCGAGCCGGGCGTCCTCTTTCATGCGGCGGATCTTCCAGGCCTTGTCTGCCCAGAGGGAGAAGGGCATGGCGAAGCCGAAGAGGAATGCGATCAAGGCGTAGGGTCCAAGGTTGGGGCTGTCTGTGCCTACTGAACACACCGTGATAGCCATGAAGCAGAAGCCGATTGCGGTGCCGTAGAGTGTGCTGATGATGAATTTGAACATTTTGGTTTTTCCGTGTGTTGGGTGCCGGGGCCGAAGCCCCGGCGGTTTAAATTAGATGCTGAAGAAACCGCGCTGGGCGAACCAGCCGAGGTAGGTTCCTGTGTTATACTGCTGCAGCCACTTGGTGAAGTTGAAGACGATAGTCAGCTTGTCCTGACTAGGGACATGAACCAGAACATAGTCGCAGTCGATGTTGGTGCCGTGCGCCTTGTTCAACTTGGCGACCTCGGCCTCGGCAGCTTTCTTCGCGCTGGCGACAGTCTTGTAGAGCTTGCAGGCGCTCTTGGTCTCGGTGAAGCGGGTTTCGATTTGTTCGAGGATGTTCATTCTGGTTTCCTTTCTCAGAGCGTTGGATCGTCCCAACACAAAGATTATCTCTCTTTCTGGGCCAGAAAGAAACAATTATTTTTGAAGAAAGCAATTTTCTTTTTCATGTTTATCAAGGGGTTAGTCTAGCTTACGCCATTTGTCCACATAAATCTTCCTGAATCCCTGCCTGAGAGTGCCTTTTATGAGGTACCAATCACCCAGCCTTCCGTCCTCGACGATGGGCTTGCCCATACGCGAATATTTGAACCGATCAATGGTGCAGATGATTGGGCCTGTGTCGTCCTCAAACGTGACATTGAGCCACAGGTTGTTGTTCTCAACTCGTCGGCCTCCACGCTTGGCCAAGTTGACTGTCTCGTTCATGTCTCGCAGGTTCTTCTCCTTGAGCTTCCCGAAGAAGACAAACTGGCCGGGACTGTCAGCATCTAGGTCAACGATGTCTATGATCGGTGTCACGATGTTGTGCGCGGCTGGGTCTGCCTTTATGTGACCGAAACGCCTCTCGCACTCAAAGATGTCGTCATATGGCGTCTGGCCTTCTCCGAGAAGTTTCTCTTGCCTCGGTGTCAGAGGCTGGCTCATCTTCCTACGCTCGATTATATCCTGCGCCATCTTTGGCCCGATGCCTTTGATGCCCATCAAGCCACCAATCAGCTCTCCGTCTTGAACCGACCAGTTTATCTCCGATTTGAATTTGTCGAACGGTTTATACGAAAGACCTTCGCGCACGACCTCACGCAACAACCTAACTGCTTGCTCGTCGTCTTTGACGTTGCGCAAACAAGCTGCAGCAAACTCCAGAGGAAAACGAGACTTAAGAACACAGCACCAATAAGAAACAAGCCCATAAGCAATGGCGTGAGAGCGATTGAATGCCCAACTGCCCATCGTGTTGATGTGGTCCCAGATGTATCGTGCTTTTTCCTCATCAATTCCGTTCTCCTCAGCACCAACCTTAAACTTTTCAAAGTAGGTGTCAAAGAACTCTTTGCCCAGAGACTTGCTCATCGCCTTGCGCAGAGACGAAACATCTTCCCAAGAGAGTTTACCGACATCCCTCCCGATCGTCATGACCTGCTCTTGATAAACGACGACGCCGTTGGTGACCTTTGTGATGCCTTCTGTTAGGGGGTGGAGATACTCAACAGGAGCTGCGCCGGTATGACGCTTTATGTATTCCGTTGTGCCGCCGGAGTTTAGCGGTCCGGGGCGAGCCAGAGCTGTGATCGCCGCAATGTCTTCAAACTTATGAACTTTCATCTGCCTAGTCACAGATTGCAGCGCATAGCCTTCAAACTGGAATATTCCGGCGTACTTCTCGTCGTTCAATATCGCGAACGCAGCCTCGTCTTCTAGGTCATGATTGACGAGCTGGTCCCTCGTCCAGCCAACCTGATCAAGAACGTCTTGCAACACAGACAGCGTTCGCAAACCAAGGGCATCAATCTTCAGAAGATTCAGATCCTCAGCATCCTTTTTATCTATCTGAGCTGCACCGCTCTGTTCGCTGACTGAACAATATTTCCGGACAGGCTGCTCTGTGACGATGATCCCTGCGGCATGAACACCGCTGTGCCGCGCATGGTTCTCCATGCTGGCCGCGACCTTCATCTGTGGGTATTTCCTAAGCACCTCTCGGCCAACATCAAGCTCGTTGAACGTATCAAGGATGCAAAACGCTGCACGAGAGTCGCCTGTGCTCCGCTCGATGATTGCACCTTTGAGGTCGTTGACCTCCCAAGCAGGAATCCCGAGCCCCTTGGCAACTTCTGAGATCGTGCTCTTGGCTTTGTAGCGCGACACAGTTCCGAGGTGAGCGACCTTCTCCGCTCCGTACTTTTGCCGGAGGTATTCAAACACCATCTCTCGCCGATCGTCTTGGAAGTCGATGTCGATGTCCGGGAGGTCTTCGCGGGTCACATCGATGAACCGTTCGAACAGCAGGTCGTGCTTGATCGGGTCGATGTCCGTTATGCCAGTCAAGTAGCACACCAGCGAGCCAGCAGACGAACCACGGGCAGGGCCAACTAGCATGTGTTGCTTAGCGTAAGAAATCATGTCGGCGATCACGAAGAAGTAATCTTCGAACTTCTTCTCTGCGATCATATTTAGCTCTCGCTCAAGGCGAGCAGCGTAAACTTCGTCAGACAGATCTATGCCCAACTTGGCTGCACCTTCCCGACAAAGCTCCTCAAGAGTTTTCTTGCTGTTGAAGGAAACCATCTTGGCAACAGGCAGATCAGTCTCGCACAATCCGGCGATCTCATAGGTATTGTCAATCGCAGACTGTGGTGCGCAAGGCACTGCGTCTTTCCATTCCCACTCGTTGAGTATGTGCATGGCTGTCGTGCGGTCTGTGCGGTCTCGCCCAACCAGCACCTCATAGGCTTTCTTGTCTGTCACGAGTGGATAATAGTTGTCGCTCGTTGCGACTGTCTTGAAGCCTTTGCTTTCTGCAAACTCAAGAGCCTTGCGTGAGCTCATGGGATTGAGCTCAATGTAAAGATCGTGTTTTCTGGCTAATGGAAGCATTCCCCATATTGGGTGAGTTCCAGAGAGGATGATGACGTTTTCTGAGATATCAAACAGATCAGAATAACTCAGTCGGGGATGATAATAGAAATGGTCCTTGTCTGTGCTCTTGGTGACGAGGTTGTATATCTCTTCAAGACCATCATTGTTCTTTGCGATGAAGGACATCGCGTTGGCTGGCTGGCGACTGCGGTCTGTCGCATCTTCAACAACAGGAATTTCGACCCCTAGGACAGCCTTTTTGCCGGCAGCTTTGCATGCTTTGCTGAACGACACATGGCCCCATGTGCCTGTGTCGCACACCCCGACAGCATCCCCTTGGCAAACACCAACAACCGAATCGACAGGACCAAATGCCTTGCGGAAAGAGTATTCCGTCCTGACCTTTATGTTCAGCATCAGCTCGTCGCTATATAAATGACGCCAAGGATCAGGTGCCCGACGATCATTATCATTATCGGATCCATTACAGGTGGCCCTCCTTCTTATACCACTCAACGATGCGGACTGTTGCTTCAACGTCGTTGATTGATCTGTGTGCGCCTTCTATCTTAGCCCCGAACAGCTCTTCGTGTATATCCCCGAGCTTTCGCATTTTGCCCCAGACCCTCTGGCCGACCTCAACTGTGCAGATATGATCTCGGGGCCAAGGGAACTTCGTGACCTTGTCAAGTCGCTCAAGCTCAAATCTAAGTATCTTCCGGTCGAATGGCAAGTTGTGCGCAACCATCTCTCGCTCGCCAAGGAAGAAATCGCAGAGCTCCCCGTAATAAGCAACGAATGGCTTCTCGTCTTTGAGCATGTCGTCGGTTATGCCGGTGATCTTCGTGATCATAGGGTCAAGCGGATGCCCCGGATTGCAAAAGAACTCCAGCTTGCCAATCTCTTTCAGATCATCGTCCAGCTTCAGAGCACCGAACTCGATGATCTTTGGCTGGATGTCCAAGTCCGAACCTTCAGCCTTTGGCAGCCCTGTCGTCTCAACATCGAAAACAATCATATCAATCCTCGCTATGCAGAGACTCAAGCATGAACGCATAAACCCCTAGGTCGTGAACAGAGTCCTGATGACCTGCTGGCCAGTTCATTGAATAACGGGTGAGCTTGGCGACGATCATGTTGACGATGCCGAACTTGTTCCACTCTTTCTCTGTCCGGAGATCAACACCCTCCGGAAACAGAGCCATCATAACTTTCCCGTGGCGATGATAGTTGTCGCCATATGAAGTGTTGCGCTCTCGGAAAGTCTTGAGCGCCTCCTCCATGCATTCAATCGGAGTCTTTTGATCTGAGTCCATCGTCGTATCCTTCCTCATAGCCTTCGCTATAGCCTTCGCTATAGCCTTCGCTCTTTCCTTCGCCAAAGCCCGTCTGATATTCCTCGTCTGGGTTTTTGTCTTGTGCCTCATTCACAATTTCGATAGCCTCCTCAAGACGAGTCCTGAGTGTCGGCCTGATGTCGAATATTCGTGCGACCTTTTCACTATCGATCTCGATGTCGTTACCGATTATTCTGATTTCCATTAATAGTCCCCCGGTGCGACTTGCAAACAACTCAGGCCTTCCCCGCGCCACATGTCAACGCAGACGTTGCGATCCTCAAGAACGAACCAGAACTGCTTGAAATCATAAATCTCAAGGAGCTTGTTGAACATGTCTCGTTTGACATCAATGTCGTGGCGTTGGTCGTCTTTCCAGCGCATCACCAACATGTCGTAAGGTACATCATTGAGCTTGAGCCACTCCTGTGTGTCTTTTCTGCAAGACTCGTCACGAGCAGTGCAGATGATGACATCTGTCTCAGAGTCTTTCAAATTGCGCAAGATGTTGCAGACATTTTCAATTGGCTTGTCGTTTTTGCCAGCCTTGTTGAACTCTGCATACTTCCGCTCTTTGTAAAGATGGAGTCTGGCAGAGGGATCAGACAAAGTTCCGTCAAGATCAGAAATGATTACGCGCTTATCCAAGACGGTGCCTCCGTGTGATCGTATTTTGCCCAAGCTTGGGTCATCTTGTCGCCGCAGTAATATGCACGATAGGCTCGGACACAATCGTCGTGTGACGCAGTGTTAGGGTTGCACTTGTACTCTTCTGGCATACACTGAGGTGGCTGAGTCTCTATATAAGACATGCCCCGGTCCGGCGGAATGTTGACTGGGCGAGGCTTGAGTCCGTCAAGCAGACGCTCGGTCTTGTGGTGCTTGCCGTAACGCTTTGTATATTCTTTGCACAGGGACTCCAAATGACGGTAAGCCCAAGTGTAGTTGGCTGTGCTGGAGCGGACCCAAACTGCGCTGGGATGGTTCTTGTGAGTTGACTTGTACAACTCGGCCGCATCTGCATAGTCGTCACCGTCAAGCTCACGATGCGCAGTGCTGAGCAGTTGTGCAGTCTCAAGGATCATCTTTACGACGTGCTTGTCGCAAAGAGATCTGGCAGCTGCTATGGGGCAGCGGTCAACATAAAAGATATTCATATCGTTTCCTTTCTTAAGACGATAAGTTTACTCCATCTTGGCTCAGGAGAAAAGCCCTTTGATGCGATCCCAAAAGCTCTTCTCCGGAGCAGGGGCATTCTTGAACTTGTAGTTGTACAAGGCATAGTGAATCTGGGTTTGCGACAGGCCAGTTTCTTTTGCGACCTCTCTGACCGGCATTTTGCTCTTCATCTTAATGATGTTGAGAACTTCCTCGTCTGTCCAGTTCTTTCTCATTTTATCCTCACTTGTTCAAAGGTTTTGCCATGGAGGGTGCGGACCACTCCGTCGGCGTTAGGAAGGGCTCTGCCCATGGGTGAACTTTAACAACCTCGTCAACCATCAACTTGAACACCTGCTGGTATTCACCCTGCGCCCTCGGCGACAGGCGGGACTTAGCAGTCTCGTGCAGAGTCCGAAGGTTGAACTTTGCGACGATGTTCGTGTGGATGTTTGTTGGCAGGACGCCACGTGCATCTTCAGCCGGGACGATCTCTCGCAGATCCTGATAATAAGAATTGATCATAGTCATGCACTGATCATAAAGCGCACGAGCGATGAGGTTCTCTTTGATCCTTGGCGGGGTGTAGTAGCCAAAACCCTCCATGTCCACTGTGCGCTGAGACTGCTGGGCGTACGAGCCTGTGCGCGTCCGGACAAACTGGTGGGTGAATGCTCGTGTCACATCACGGATCTCGAAAACGTAATCAATGAACTCCCAACTCGACTTGATCGTCTGAAGCATGTAGTCTAGCTCTTCCTGCTTCTTGTCTTCGGGCCAGTCTTTGATTTCGTCGTACGCATCCTCAACATTCAACAGGCGCGTGTTTTTGGTGAAGATCAAAAGATCTTTAGCGTTAGGTGTGCACTCAACAAGTTTAACTTTCACTGGTCTGCTCCTTTCTGTGACTTCATTTTCCGGTGGTAGTCAGAGTTTCCTCTGATGAACTGCTCAATCTTCTGGATGTCTCCGACAACATCATCAAGCAAAAGCTGGCGCCATGTCGCAAAGCGTCCGACGGAATAAAGATTGTACCTCGTCGTCATCTCGAAGATGAACTCCTGCCTGATCTTTTCATCTATTGGCGTGATCTTACCGTATTTTTGAGAGCTCGTTTTCATACCGACGAGCCTCCGTGCATTGATGCCGAAATCTTCCCGCAAGATCTCCATGATTGATTTCCCGGGATCGACGTGTGGTTCTGATGCGAGCTCTGAGATCACGACATTGCCGACAACCGACACACGATACTGCGGGACGAAATGGTCTGGGTAGTAAATGGTTTGATAAACGTCGCAGTGCGGCTCATCAATGATTGCCCTCTGTGTCCAGATCTGCCGTGCACCAAAGTCTGGCAAATCTTCCCAGCCAACCAACTTCATCAGCACAGGCATCGGTATTGTCGAGATAATTGGTACATGCTTGTCAAACGCTGCATGCTCATCTAGGAAAAACTCATCAGCGACCTTGCCATATGAGATGTTACAGTTGACAGCCATCTGGCTGATCAGGTTCAGTGGCGCGATGTAACGCTCTGCTGCACTCAGATCATTGATTGACCGAGACCAAACGCCACCAGTCACCTTCTGAGAGTACAAATTGCTCAGGAAGAGATCGGGCTGAGTCGTAATTTTACCGTCATACTTTATGGCCTTGTTCACTTTCACCTTTTTGAAAGGTATGGCACAAGCAGAGCCAACCTTGTCAGTCCGGAAGCGCAGCAGAGCCTCGTGGTTGTTCGGGAGAGAGTCTTGTGCCTCCCAGACCTTTGGCTGGAAACTCCTGAGTATGTTCGCTGACAACAAGCCAGCCATGCCAGCACCTAGAATAATCAATCTTCAATCTCCTGTAGGACTTGCACAATCTGATCACGCGCACCAGACGAGACAAAAAGTTCTGCGACGACAGGTGCGAGCTGAAACTGCATTATCGCAACGCCGATTGCTATGCCGATGCCGA